CACTAAGAGCTCATCATCTGCATAAATGGATAATATATAAAAACGAAATCAATACTGACAATAGAAGTCCCCTTCTACAGCGACATATTCCTCTCGCCATGTCTTATACACAAAATGTTCGCCCACTTTAGCTAGGGCTAGCTGTATGCGTCGCGCCAAATCATTATACACTTTTTCTCCGTGTCCAAAAACCTGCCTCAATGCATTCTCACAATTAGCAATGGTATTACGCATTGCATCACCATTCTCGGATATCCAATTGAGTTGTCCCTCAATGCTATCCATTTCCAACGTTGGTAAATAATATCCGCTCTTCAGAGGATGTTCTTTCCAACCACTCTTCAAGAAAGAAGTTTCAGATATATCACAATAAGGAATCATGTCATCACTCACGTTCTTAAAAACATCGGTATACACCATATCGTATTTAGCAAAGAATTCATGCAATGTTTTAACATTGAATTCCTCCGCTATCTCATCTGATATGGATGCTATATTATCATCGCCATAAGTTATCAACCACAGGAATATGTAAAATTCAGCAAAGCTACGTCCAGTAATCATATGCCACGCAATTCTAAAATAAACAGAGTTTATCATAGAATTGAAATTCGCAGTAAACAATGAACCAGAAACAATTCCACACATCACCTGATACAATATATCGAAAACAAGATGAACGGCGTTCAACAATTCAGCACCCATCATTTCAATGAGAAGCAAATGTTCTTCACTCGCACCATAAAATTTATACCAGTTTTTAATTACTTGAATCAAACCATGGGCCACTAAAGTTTGAGCTCTAGGTCCAAAATTACTATGATCACCAGCAATTATTTTCTTTCCCTTACGTTTCAGATTTCGCAACATATGAGTCCATTCTTCAGAATAAGGATTAACACCAATAGCATGCTCTACTTCCATTCTATTCTTATTATGTGCTAATATGAAATCACCGAATACTTGTCTTGATTGTATAGTAAAATCAACAGGCGACATAGAAAATATTCTAGTACCTCCTTTCTTACGACATTTCTTGTCCGGTCGAGTTTCATCTTTCAAACAATCAGTAAAAACAGTAAAAGGTTTAATTCGTTTCTTTCTCATAGCGTCTTTGACCCTCATGATTTTCTCCAATTCAGGATTTATATTCAACGATGTAACATGGCCTTTATCATCTTTCTTAATATCAAAAAGCCATCCTTTCCCAACACAACCTCTTGGTCGCATTTTTGATAAGGGAAATCCTTCACTAGTATCCATTGGTAGTGATTCCAATCCAATAAGTGGATTGCCAAGTATAGCTTCCTCCATGCTCAAAATTGAAACAGGGCGAATAGGTTTACACTTAGCAATTAACAAATTTTCGTAATCATCACAAGCCAATTTAACTACATCAGGTGGAAATTCAATAGGGGGATGTCCATGTATAGCAACTCCATCATATAAAGGAGAGCAACCAGGCGGCAATCTTTCATCGTAAGGATCCAAAGGAGCAGGAAATGTTTTCACTTCAAATTCACCATGTATTGTACTTTTCTTGATTCTTGTTTTTCCAGAATTTTGTTGAGCGTAAATTTTATCTACTTTACCCAACACAAAGACTGAACCTTCAAGTGTTCGATCATCAAGAGTAACAGGCGCAAGATTTGGTTGGTAAACTTCCATTTCAAAAGAATCTTCAACATCTTTCCACTCTTCCAAAACAAGTCGCTCAGCAAAGCCCAAATCATGTTGAGGCGAACCAGCAGTGTGCATACCAATAATTTTTCCAGAATCAGCATTCAACAACAAACTTCCACAAATACCCTTACCAAGAACACCCTTGTACGCCCAACACCTTTCCACTTCAACAGTAGAAGTAGTATCAGTCGCACCAACAATCAATCCATCAAAAGTAGCAAAAGTTACAGATTGCATTTTAATCAAATTTCCAGTACTACCAGGACCAATTGCGGGTTGCACAATTATTCCAGCAGAAGACATTCTCAATTCGTCTTTACTAGTCACAAAATGTTTAATCATATTTTTGAATTGTTTCACTGTTTTAGGTAATTCTACAACACACAAACCATTATACAACACATAACCAGTTCCCTCACGCGATTCATCGAAATCTTCTTCATTTTGATCATCCAAAACAAAATAATCATTCACACATTCAATTGGCAAAGGCACTTCATTTTCACCATTACACAACAAAACCAATTTTGCACCAACATCTTCTCCAGCATAAAATTGGATATCTTCAATATAATGTCTTATCATCAAACACTTTCGCTCACCAATCATAAATACTCTATACACTCGTTCACATTCTTTTCCAGCAAGTGTAAGTTTCAATTTCAAAAACACAACATTTTGAGAAACACTTCTAATAATATCAGAAACATTCTGACTCATGTTATGTTCACCAATCACTTCTTTCGTTGTAGCCGTATTCCTAACCAACTTACGCTTACTAGTAATCTTACGATTCACACGCTTAGCTTTATTTTTATCATACGCGGCTCCTTGATGCTCTATCTTACATTCTGATTTATTCCAAAACATAAACCACGCAGCAATCACCAAACTTATACCAGCAACAACCATTTTCCAATTATCAATAAACATCCAAACAGCCGAACACCAATCTTTCAATCGCAACAAACATTTATCCTTGAAACTCTCAACCTCCTCGATCTGTAGTTCACTCATAGCTCGGTCAAATGAAAGAGTACTAAATTTAGGTACACCCTCAGGACATTTAACGAAACCAAAAATATAATCAACAAATCCAGTACAATTCAAAGCACAATGATCACAACACACTTCCGCAGTAGTTGAACACAACGCAGAACCATCAACAACTCGTGTAAACTGTTTCTGATTTTCAAAATATATACACGTTTTGTCAAACTTATAATGAGCACATTCAGAAATAGTACTAATTTTATAGTACATCAACTTGAATATACGCATCACATCAAGATCATCAAACAAACCAGTTTTCTCTTCTCGTTCAATACAAAAATTCAAATACACCAACAGTTCATGATATTGTTCCCTGTCCTTCTTAAACTTTGTCAAGAATACTAAAAACGCCATCAAACGATCTTTTGTTGAATTCAAACTTCTTATCTTATCACCAATCTGTTTCAGCAATTCCTGAGTAGGATTCAATCCCATTTGATGTTCAGCAATCAAATCACGCATATCAAACAAAGGTTCTTCATCATCTTCTTCTTCATTTGGATCATATATTTCAAACTCTCTCACCATCTCATCGATATTACTAGGTTTAACTTCAGGCACAGCATAGCTCAGATCAAAGCCATCTGCACCACCAGGTATCTCACTCTCTCCCATACAACCCTTCAAATTTGCATTCGCATCTTTTACCAGAAATCTACTCGTTTTAGATAAAGGGTTCCATCCATGTCCTCTACGGCCATGGGGATTTGGCTTAGTTCTCGCTATTCCAGGGGGTCTATCAAAGTTACTACATAAACTACTATGATCGGGTCTATCCCATCCAAGGCCATGGACCTGATAATTACGATATCCATGCTTAGTAGGCATAACACCAGTAACAATCGAGTTCACACCATAAGTAACAGCAGGATAGTTTCCACACAACATTGCTAACATATGTTTAGGTATATTAAATAACATTTTTGTAAACTTTCCACATTCACGTTTCAAAGTCAATAAATCATACCAATGAACTTCATCAATCGATCTAGCACTCACATCCAATCTCATAGCCATTTCCTTTGCAACCTTAAACAAATTCGTCTCATTCGGAACATTTGGTAAATCACTAAAATAATCAGGCATAACTTGACGTTTAGCCTCATAATATTTATTCAATCTATGATTATAAGAATGCATAGATCGTTCTAAAAATCTTTCATACGCAGTTTCCATAACAACTTTCAATTCATCCCAATGCATCCATTCAGACCATCGAGTATACATATCCTTAGGGGTATTTGCAACTTTAAAAAGTAAGTGATTATAATTTTTCATACATTCAGTTGGTAAATTCTCAGCAACGTGTTTATCAATCACATATTCAGGCCACATTTCTTTAATCTTTTCATGATTCAAAACAGCTTTTATCAACAAGTGTCTGCGTCTCCACAAAGCTTGTTGTTTCAAAACTGCTTTAACATGCGGAAAAGCTTCATTCGAAGTTGTAAACAGAAAATATGGTTCATACAATCTATCTTTATCTTTCAAATCAGCCATAGGAGGACACAAAGGTGTAGGCGACATTACTGAAAAATAAGCAGCCAATTGAGC